CTACAGGAATGACAAAAATCGAGAAAGGATCTCAACAAAAACCAAAGGAAACTTCAGTGCAAAAATCAAAGTAGCGAAAACCCCCAAGATGAAAAAACACATAGGTGAAAGCCAAGAAGATGACGAGCGTTGACAATGTAAACCACGATGAATACTGCGAAGATTCGATGTACGGATTTCTTTAGGAAAAGAGCGATGACGCCGAAATTCCTTTGGGTTGTAGATATCATCCTTGTTAAACATAAACACCTCCTTGTCATATCTATCATATCAAAAAGAGCATTTTTTAACCGAGTGTAGTAGTGAAGTTGGGAGGTATCACCCCGTATTACTATACGGGGTAGGAGAGAGGCTGAACGGACTCATATGGACAAATCATGGACGGCAAAGAAGCGCCGCCCACAATTTGACCACAATCGCCGGAAACAAAAAGGGCACGGAGAGTTGCGCTCCGCGCCCAATAAGTTTTTTCTGTTTTTTATAAAAGCTAAAGACAACTAATAGTCATCAACTGACCCTTATATTTCATCTGGGCATTGCAGCCATCGATACCGGCCAAAGGTATACCATAGTAGACATAGTCGAAAGGTATCTCATCCTGCCCAGAAATTTTGACAATGGCGTAATCGTAGATGACCCCTTGCGGCGTATGCTTAGCTGAATGGCCAGTTATACGAAACTCAGCCGGAGGCGGTAAAGCTGGAACTGTTTTTTTTGCCTCTGCCGGCGGCGATGATTTTGCAGGCTCAGAAACAGACTGAGATTGCTCAGTTGGTGCAGGCTCATCACTAGAGAAAAAATAGTAATAGATGATGTAACAAGACACGGGAAGCATGAAAAACAGAAAGAAAAGTAAAGATTTCCAAGGAACCGGAGGCCGAACACCTTTAGGCGTTAAGATTGCAGGGTCACGGATAACATAAGCATCGGGACATTTGCGAACAAATTTAAGAATCGTTTTGCCTGGTAACAGCGAATAGCTAGCCCGTAAATCAACGTCCTTATCACCTAACGTTTCAATACCCGATTTAAACTCATAGTTAGTATCGTAGTAATTGTAATAAATCTCAGGCTTGTAACGCTCGGTCTTAACTAAATCACGTTTCCACGTAAATGATGGAGAACCGGACTTTTCACCTGTATATGTAGAAGCAATATTAATTTGCGGCAATGCAAAAAAAGGCTTTTTTAATTGCTGTAATGGCTTACCAGTTTCACGGGCAATTTTAGCTAGCTTAGCTTTCTGGATACCCTGATAAATATCATATAAATCAGATAGAAAGCCAAACCTAACCTTGTCATTCCAAGAGGCGCAACGGACAGTAAATTGAGCACAAGCAGAGATAACCTGCTTATCCATAAGCTCAGGATTTTGAACAAGAAAATATACATCCCAGCCAAATTTGCGCAAGTGAAGAACATAGTTGATAAAGGCTTTACGGCTTTTATCATTCCAGTCACGACAGTTAAGCCAAGTACCGCACTCATCAAATATCAGAGCGCCTTTATTAATTTTATCATCGTCAGGACAGCCACGCCCCAATAAATCGAAATCTTCCATTCTAGGATGGTCAGGCAAACGAAAAACAGGCTCATGACCATTAGGATTCATATACTCAAGAAAGAAATCAAAGTTCGCAGCAACACGCCTACCTTGAATTAAGTAATCCTGAGCAATTTTAGCAGCAAAGATACCCTTACCAGCGCCGAGAGTACCAGTTACAAGGTAATTAGGCATGTTACACCCTCACATTGCGTGCAGATGCCAAAATGCGAAGCGCTTGCATTTTATAGCGGAAAAACATACCAGCAACTTGAGCGGCGATAATTTGAGAAAATATAGCGCCAAAATTATTTGGCAATAAAGACAAACCAGCCGCTAACGCACCCTGAGCAGGAGCCTGAGAAGCTAAAGAACCAAGAATAGCATTAATGGCAGTGGTAAAAGTAAGAAAAAGTCCTATAAAAATAGTTAAAGTAACCAAAGCGCCCTGAATAGCAAAAATTTCACGTTCAGCACTTAAGCCAACAATTCTACCAATCCATTGAGCAATTCGAGTAAATAAGGCACCCATAGAAACCCCACTATAATCGTGTTGAACGAACAGAAATGCGATAAATAGTTAATAAACCAATAGCCTGAAAAATCCAAGCAACGAAAGGACGTAAATTCGCATCATAATAATCGCAATGCTGGCCTATAGTTACGGATTGAGCCGGTATAGTCATAGAAAGAAATGCGATAGATGGAATAGTAAAAACGTATGGTATGCAGGAAGAATAAGAAGGAATACCAAACATGCCAGAAGTGAAATTAAAAGAAGGTGGAGAAGGTAAATTACCTAACATGTTATCAATAGGCTTGAAGGCATCAAAATAAGAGTCATTGGTTAAAGAATCAGGAGAACCCAAACCAGCAGCAGAATCATTATCAATACGCAAATCACGCTGAGCCAATTGAGCGGCAGTTAAACCCTGCTCAAGATTAAGAACATTAACATTAACATCATTAGTTACCTCGACAGGTAACGGATTAGGGATAATAAAGCCACCATCAGGAGTAGGTTTTATTTCCGTGCCAGTATCTGGGTCTGGATTAGGGTCTGGATTAGGGTCTGGATTCGGATTAGGAATCGGTTCAAGACCGGGTAAAGGCCACGGTAACGGCCAACGACCAGTATCTGGCTTAGATGGATAAAGAGGATTATCAGGTGTTGGCGTTGGTTGAGGTGTTGGAACAGGAGTAGGAAAAGGCTTAGTAGGCTTAGCAGGAGGCGTAACAGGCTCAATTTTTTCTGGCCAAACAGGGTCATTGGCCGGAAATGACGGATAACGAGAGGGCGGAATAGTAAATGGCTCAGACTCAGGTTTTATTTTAGGAAGAGCAGAAGATACAAAATCATCAAATTGTTTCTCAACAGGAGCGCCAACAAAATAAACTTTTGCATGAACATTTTGACTTTTATATTGAGTATTATAGCCCTCGCCCGTCAAATATTGACCAGTAACAACAAAACCATAAGTAACATATGTAGATGTTTTATCATTAAATATAGGATTCGAAACATCAATATTGGAAATGCCTTTAGCGTCAAGTTGTTTAATAATGGCGGCCTTAACAGCACCAAAGCAATCAACAACAACAAAGCCTTGAGGTGGATAATATTGCACAAAATTATCAGAAGAAGATGCAGAGCAATAGCCACCCGAACCATTACCGACAACAGTACCGTCAGGTAATAAATAATGACCAGCTAAAGCAGCCAAACCAGCCCAAAACGCAACTTTAGAACCATGTTTTTTCACCCAATCAGAGACACCCTTTACAGGCGTTTTAACTTGACCACCATAAACAAGGTCAATTGCAGCCCAAGGAGATTTGCCCGCAACAACATTAATAGCGGCTGTTACGCCAGCATCAATAACCGTAGCGCCAACAACAGACGCAACAACAGAACCAACGGCAGGTAAAATAGCGTGCGCTTGATAAACGGGGGCAATAGCAATTAGGAAGGACAAAAATAGTGCGGTAATTTTTTTCATAAACCCCTCACCTAACAGGCGCAGACCCCCGAAAGGGAGTCTGCACCTGTTAACACCAGTAGTTAACTAGCGGCTTGACCGATGAGAGACTTGACCAGACCGATAGACGCAGAGGCACCAACCTTAGCGGTCAGCACAACGAACGCAGCGGCAACGATACCGCTGATATACGTTACCAGAGTCGTTGCAACAGCATTGGCAGAGGCCGCAGGGTCGAAAGCGCTAGCTTCGGCAAGCGCAGCAGGAGAGATAACCGCAACAGATACAACGGCAGCGGTGTTCAGAATTGCTTGTTTATGAGTAGCAACGAACTCTTTTGTTTTCTCAAAATTAAACATAAAAAACATCCCTATAGAGTGACGCGATGAAAAGACTGAAAGAAAAGCTTAATCACAACACCAACACAGACACCTAGAACGAAAAATAACGCTGTATATCCAATCACTGCATTGAACGCATCAGGCGCTAAAACATCAATTCTAGGCGGCTCAGAAGGCACAACAATTTCAGCATTTGTATCAGTCGGATTTAATGGGGTATCTTCTGTCTGAGTTGTATCAGTCATAGATTCACCCCAATTAGAACGCCAAGGCCGCCCGCTAAAACATAAATTTCTAGCGTTGCAAAGACGAACTCAGCAGGAGTCATTTAATCGTCCTCATCCGCTTGAGCAGCAGCAAGCTTTTCCTGCTTGAGCTGGCGAACGATGTTGGAGATAAAGAAAAGCAGGAAACCACCAACAATGCAGATGAGGCCAGTAACGTTTTGGGGAACACCCAAGAACGTCAACGCGCAATAAACAAGAAAAAGAAAAATAACTTGATAAAGAAACTGCTTAGAACTGGATGATTTACTTTGTACGTTTTCCATGAAAATTCCTTTTTTGGACAATGAACAGGTGAATGAAAAATCATTCATCTATGCACTGATATTCATCCATTTTGCAATTTTAATAGCAAGACGCTCACCAAGAATAGCAGCGGGAATCAAAATCAATCCAAGCGCAAAAGCAATGATGTAAGGTGAAATGTAAACGCCTTGAATGTTCATTCTTCGTCATCCTTGCGAAAGCCAAAAAATTTATCAAAGTAAGGTTGAAGAAACACAGACAAAGGCTTTGATAAAAAATAACCAACAACAAAAATCAAGAGAGGTACTGAAATAAAAAATAATTCATCAATCATATTGCAATCCTTGCAAGAAGATTCAATGCCCAATCAAAAATCCAGAAAGCGGCGGCGATGAAGAGTACAAAGTAAAATTTCAACATGGCCGCCTCAGAGAGCAATCAGACCAATTCAAAGTCAGAGACAATGTTACGCGCCGGATTTTTTGGGTCAGGGGAGAGAATCAGGTTCATTTGCGCCGGAATGTTCTGAATCAAACGAGAATAAAATGACATGTCATTAATCATAGAGATTTCTTTTTCTTCCAATCCAGAACGCTGGATATTGTGGTCATCAGAAACAAAAGATTCAGCCTGAGTCTGATAAATCACGCGAGCAAAAGAGTACGGCTTAGGTGTGCCGGATTTCTTTGAAATGCCACTAGCGATTTCAGCACGAATAACATTAACTAACATGGTAGACATAGATTAATCCTCGTTTAATGACTCTAAATAGGCGAGTCTAGCCTTTTCAAATTCAGAGAGTTTAGATGCCAAATAATCAGAGATAGACGAACGGAACGTATCATCCGTATCTGAACCACAAGACATATAAACCGGAGTTTGTAAGTGGTCAGGTATATCAAATTCAGACAAATGCGATGTCAAACGCTCAACAACATCATCAGGTGACATTTGAAGAACATTGGTCATAAAGTTGAGCATTTTTCCGGTATGAGTAGCAGCATGCTCAATGCTCTGTAAATACGTAGACTTATACGCACGATGACGAGTAGGGATAACCAAAGGTTCAGATTCCGGCATTAATGCATAGTCCAGAACCCAAGCAAGAGCCGGATACGAACCGGCCAAAAATTCATTTGGCTGGATTAATATTTCAATAGGAATATCACGGCTCTTATTGTGAAACTCGACCTCAAAACGAATCCAATTAGGATATTCCGCGCATGAAAGCTGTTTACCTTTTTCATACGCACGGAACAATTTCCCATTTTCACGATTACCGACATAACAGCAACGACCACCAGTCGGCACCATGCCATAGCGGCCAGATGGTAATTTTTGACCTTCACCAGAATGGACAGTACGCCATTTAGGCATCTTGCCACCCTTAGCTGAACGGAAGAGGCCATCGCAATACCAGCTTTCAACATCGTCATAAACATGCGCGCCCAATAAATCATCGTAGGCAACATCGACACGAGTTAAACGAACGCCGTTAACCTGAGACAAAAGCGCATAAACTTTAGACATATCTAAAGCAGCGCAAGCAGTACCGGACAATGAGACGTAGCAGCCGTGGTTTTTAGCACCCCACGCAACTGCGCCACACTGTGCGCCATTGCAAATAATATGAGCTGAATTGGAGTAGCCAAACATGCCAGCCGAACGAAGTTTTAATGACCAAAAATTGCCCGGCTTAGAGCAGTAAACAACCAAATCAAACAGGAAATCATCGATATGAGATGCGCAAAGGTTATCTAACGCCTGAACACCAACAGCAGACAGGCAGCTTAACCAGTTATCTGTAAATTTATCCGTATTGACCTCAACAGATGCAGAACCAATTGCACGGGAATACATCTGTGAAAATACATTGGCGGTTACATTTTTGATTACATCAGGATGTACACGATTTGAATCGATATATTGCATCATGGACGGAAAATCCAACGGCTCATAAGTGACAGAGCTCACCGGCTTAAGTGATGCAAGTGGAGAAGATGACAGAACATCAGTAGGAACCGAGCGCAAACGTGGAGTTAGGGCAGGGTTATGTAAGCAATCAACATCTGACAAATAATCATCAACTAGAACACAAGTTTCAGCCACCAGAACGCCAACCTTAGCAAGCTCTTTAAGCTGCCGAATTGGCTCAGGTGAGAAGCTGAAACTCAGCCAGTCGATAATTGACGTAGACATTATTCAATTGCTCCAAAATCACCAAACTCACCAGCGAGCCAAAGCTCATGGCGGTTTTCGTTGGTTACTTCGATAATTTCAACATCAGACCCGTAACGCGCTGTGGCATAACTGACAAACTGGGAAAGAGAATCAAACAGCTCAGGATGCCCATCAATGAGGGCATATACTGAACCGTCTGTATCGGGCATTTCGTGATAGATTCTCATTTCTGATATGCTCAGTTACGTGATATGTAATCAAGCTAATTACATAACGTGTAAATTGCAATACATGCAATTGAGCGCATGAGACGATAGAATGAGCAAAAAAAGGGGAAACGAATGAATACGAATGAACTACTAAACGCCTACAAAAAGGCTAAAGGATACGAAGAAGATAAGCAGGTAGCCGCCGACTTAAACACAAGCGGCGCGACAATCTCAAGAATCCGAAAAGGAACAATGAAACTCAATGACAAACAAATAGTTATCCTTGCTGAACAAGCAAATGTTGATGCAAAGGAAGCATTGCTGGGAATACACGCTGAACAGAACGAAAACCCAACCATCAAGGCAGTTTGGGAAGACATGCTAAAAAAGTATAAAAGCTGCGGTTATGTTATCCAAAGCCTTGCTGCATGGGCTTTTGCAGCCGCAGCGATTCCAGCACTTGAGTGCGCACAATGTATATTATGTTAAATAGATAATGAGAAAGGAGCTTCATGCATTATCCGCCAGCCAGACCATGCTAACGGACACTCTAGATAACAATCCACTAACAATCGACACTCGCCTACTCCACCCATAAATCGCTGTAATTTGCGTTCATTTTTCACACAGTTCTGTTAGCGATAAAATCCAACCATGGCGTCGGCAACGTTTCACTCAGTAGACGTTGTTGTTCTTCAGTTCGCGAGTTCCAAAATGGCTGCCAGAAATATTCCCACCAATATGCGATTTCACCTTGCAGTGATCCCAACTCGTCCGGATTTAACTGCGGAAATGCCTCCATCGGCATTGGCGCTAACCATCGACTTTCCGATTGAATGTGCTCAACACACTGCGCATCATTAGTCACTACCGTAACTATGATTCCCGCAAATGCTGAGTGCTGGCACAGATAAATGCTCGGAGTTTGATCAGATGCCAATGACTCACTCCCATCCCTAAAACTAGCATTCGCGAAACATGATTTTTGCTGTGAGGTTTGCAATGGCTGAGTCAGTAGCCGTAGTGCTGTTTGCTCTGGTATTACTGAATCCGTTGCATAACCTAGCTGGCTCAGCAACTCGGTGAGAAACAGCATTTGTTCTGACTTGATCAACCAAGACAATGTCCAGGCGTGGAACTCAGGTATAGATGACGCTGTTGCAAGCGGATACCCTACTCTTTCCGGCAAACTTTGCGTGGCATAAGGCATTAGAAATGGTAGCGCCCATTTGGGATAACGCCGCCGTAAAACATGTAATCGGACTGCATCACGCATGCGCACTATACGTGAACTCCATAACGCCAATATTCCGGTTGCGGCTTTCAT